GGTGCTCTTGAATTATTTGACGGAATATACGACATATCCGCAGTGAGCATGGCTATATTCCAGCCAAGGCGCGACAACATCAGCGAATACATCATTTCCAAGGAGGAACTGCTCCGTTGGGCAAATGAGGTTCTCGCTCCGACAGCGCAGCTTGCCGCAAATGGCAAGGGAGATTTCAAAGCAGGTGAACATTGTCGCTTCTGCAAGGTCAGAGCGACCTGCCGGAAACTCGCAGAATACAACCTTGCTCTCGCTCGTTACGATTTTGAACCACCTGCTACGCTTGATAATATCGAAATCGCCGCTATCCTCGCAAAAGCGGACGAGCTTGTATCCTGGGTGACTGATGTCAAAGATTTTGCTTTGCGGCAGGCGCTCAGCGGCGTTTCATACGATGGCTTCAAGGTAGTCGAGGGACGGTCCAATCGCAAGTATACAGACGAGAACGCAGTTGTTGAAGCCGTCAAATCCGCAGGATATGACCCGTATGGACACAGCGTTCTCGGCATAACTGCGATGACCGCTCTGCTCGGAAAGAAAAAGTTCAACGAACTGCTCGGCGGTCTTATAGAAAAGCCGCAGGGCAAGCCAACCTTAGTTCCTATGTCGGATAAACGTCCGGCGATAAATACTGCACAAGAAGATTTCAAGGAGGAAAAATAATATGCCGAAGTTTATCAATCCCACAAAGGTAATCACAGGACCCGATACAAGATGGAGCTACGCAAACATCTGGGAAGCAAAGTCCATCAACGGCGGTGCTCCAAAGTTCAGTGTGAGCCTTATCATTCCGAAGTCCGATACCAAGACGGTCGAGAAGATCAAGGCGGCTATCGAAGCAGCTTACAAGGAGGGCGAGTCAAAGCTCAAGGGCAACGGTCGTTCTGTTCCTGCGCTCTCCGCTATCAAGAATCCGCTCCGTGACGGCGATACAGAGCGCCCCGATGATGAAGCGTATGCAAACAGCTACTTCATCAACGCTAATTCTGCGACCGCTCCCGGTATCGTTGACGCTAACTGCAGCCCTATTCTGGAGCGCAGCGAGGTTTACAGCGGCGTGTACGGCAGAGTGTCCATCTCATTCTACGCATTCAATTCCAATGGTAATAAGGGTATCGCCTGCGGTCTGAACAACCTGCAGAAGATTCGCGATGGCGAATCGCTCGGCGGCAGAACCCGCGCTGAGGACGATTTCGCAACAGATGATGACGATGATTTTCTGTCTTGAGGAGATACACGATGATGACAACTGAAAGCATTTTGCTTGCTATCTGCTTTGGATATGTGCTTGGAGATACACTTTCTAAGCTGGTCGTAGTTGTTTCCGATATTGTCAGGAGCATTAAGCGCCGCAAGCAAACTAAAACTGGCAAGTAATACAAACAGGGCGGCAGGAGCTATCTTGCCGCCTTTTTGAGGTGAACTATGGAAAAAATCAAAACACTGTCAATTGATCTTGAAACATTCAGTGATGTTGACCTTGCAAAATGCGGTGTTTACAGATATGTTGAGTCACCCGCATTTGAGATACTGCTGTTCGGAGTTTCAGTGAACGGTAGCGATGTTGTGGTGTACGACCTTGTGCAGGGTGAGAAAATACCCGCAGAAATTCTCGCTGCGCTGACTGACAACAGCATTATTAAATGGGCTTTTAATGCTGCTTTCGAACGTGTGTGTCTGTCAATGTATCTCGGTTTGCCGTCCGGGGAGTATCTCGACCCGACTTCGTGGAGATGTTCGATGGTGTGGTCGGCATATATGGGACTTCCGCTGTCGCTTGCCGGAGCGGGAGCAGTTCTCGGACTGCCGGAACAGAAGCTGAAAGAGGGTAAGGAACTCATCAAGTATTTCTGCGTACCGTGTACTCCTACCAAAGCGAACGGCTTCAGAACGAGAAATTTTCCCGAACACGCTCCCGAGAAATGGGCGCAGTTCAAGGCGTACAACAAGCGCGATGTCGAGGTTGAAATGTCGATACAGAACAAGCTGCGGAAGTTTCCCGCGCCGGATTTTGTTTGGGAGGAATACGCTCTCGACCAGCAGATAAACGACCGTGGGATTGCCCTCGATATGGCTGTTGTTGAGAATGCAATACGGTTTGATGAACGGTCAAAAGCGCTGCTCTCGTCAAAAATGCAGGAACTTACTTCGCTCGAAAATCCGAACTCGGTTCAGCAGATGAAGCAGTGGCTTTCGGAGAACGGACTTGAAACGGACACGCTCGGTAAGAAAGCTGTTTCCGAATTGCTGAAAACCGCACCGTCGCAGCTTGCAGAGGTTCTGGAACTCCGCCAGCAGCTTGCAAAATCCTCGGTGAAGAAGTACCAGGCTATGAGGAACGCTGTTTGCTCCGATGGACGCGCGCACGGAATGTTTCAGTTTTACGGCGCAAACCGTTCCGGCAGATGGGCGGGTCGGCTGATACAGTTACAGAACCTCCCGCAGAACCATATCCCCGACCTTAAACAGGCTCGGGAACTTGTGAAAAGCGCCAACTACGAAGCCATGGAACTGCTGTATGATGATATTCCAGACACGCTTTCGCAGCTTATCCGCACGGCGTTTGTTCCGAAATTGGGAATGAAATTCGTGGTTTCAGATTTTTCAGCAATAGAGGCAAGAGTGCTGTCCTGGTTTGCCGGAGAACAGTGGCGGCTTGACGTGTTCAAGTCCGGCGGAGATATTTATTGCGCATCAGCAAGTCAGATGTTTCGTGTACCTGTCGAAAAGCACGGTGTCAATGGACATCTGCGGCAGAAAGGTAAAATCGCAGAGTTGGCGCTCGGTTACGGAGGTTCTGTCGGCGCTCTGAAAGCAATGGGCGCGCTTGAGATGGGCTTATCGGAGGACGAGCTTCAGCCGCTCGTGGATATGTGGCGCAGTTCCAACCCGAATATCGTGCGGTTCTGGTGGGAAGTCGACCGCTGCGTGAAGGATACAATACGACAAAGGCTTCGCGCAGACACACATGGCATTCAGTTTGAATATCAGAACGGAATGCTGTTCATCGCGCTGCCGAGCGGCAGACGGCTCTCATATGTCAAACCCCGTATCGGCGAGAATAAGTTCGGCGGCGAGTCCGTCACTTACGAGGGCGTTGGTGCAACGAAGAAATGGGAGCGCATCGAAAGCTACGGTCCTAAGTTCGTGGAGAATATCGTTCAGGCGGTCAGCCGGGATATTCTCTGCTATGCTATGCGGACGCTGCGGAATTATCGGATTTGCGGTCATGTTCATGATGAACTTATCATCGAATGTCCGATAGATACGAATGTATCTGAAATCTGTGAGATTATGGGTAGAACTCCACCGTGGGCAAAGGGGCTTCCGCTCTGTGCCGATGGGTATGAGTGCAGCTTTTACAAGAAAGATTGAGGTAATATGTCCAAAAGCGTCTCCTGCCAAGGCTATAAGGCAGGAGGTGTTTTCATGTATAACAATTTTACGACCCGCATGAATGAGGTAGAGAAAAACGCTGAAAATCTGCCTGTCAGAACCGAACCCGATATACAAGCAATTTCAAAACAGATTACGCAGGAAGAAATCCAGCGTGATTTCGATTATTATATGGCACAGCGCATAGCAGAAAAGCTGAAATCCGAGGGACTTATCACAGTTGACGAATTCAACAAACTGACCGCTCTTAACCGCAGTACTTTTTTACCTATGAATGTCGAGATATTACCGAAAATACGTTGATTATATCTCGGTTTAGAGTTAATATGTCAACACCGAAGAGAGGTGAAAAAAGTGAAAACTGTAACAAAAATTGAAGCCAACCAACGTACTACGGGTTCTGAGAAAAAGCTCCGTGTTGCGGCATACTGCCGTGTGTCGACAGATTCTGACGATCAGCTTGAAAGCCTTGCTGAACAGAAGAAGCACTATGAAACCTACATTCAGGCGCATGAAAACTGGGATTTCGCAGGACTGTACTATGATGAGGGAATAAGCGGTACTAAAAAGGAAAAGCGCTCCGAACTTATGCGTTTGCTTTCTGACTGTGAAGCGGGTCAAATCGACTTCATCATCACAAAGTCCATAAGCCGATTTGCGAGAAATACCACTGACTGCCTTGAAATGGTACGAAAGCTGCTTGCAATAAATGTAGCAATATATTTTGAAAAGGAAAATATCAACACTACTTCAATGGAAAGCGAGTTGGTGCTTGCGGTTCTCAGCAGCCTTGCAGAGAACGAATCAGTGTCAATATCCGGTAACGAAAAGTGGTCTATAAGACAGCGGTTTCAGAGCGGTACATACAAAATGAATCCACCGCCGTACGGCTACCGTTGGAATGGAAAGCGGCTTGAAGTAAACAATGACCAATCGGAAATTGTTAAGCGCATTTTTGCTGAATTTCTCTCGGGAAAAGGAGTAATGCACATTGCAAGAAACCTGGATTCGGATAATATTGCTCCTGCCCGTGGAAAGCAATGGTGTCAATCGAGTATTCTCAGAATTTTGAAAAATGAGAATTACACAGGAAACGCAGTTTTCCAGAAAACCTTTACAGATGAGTCTTTTCGCCGCTGCGTGAATTACGGACAGTTGGATAAGTATCTTGTTGCTGATCATCACGAGGGGATAATCAGCAAGGCTGACTTTGAAGCAGCCGCTGCCCTGATAGACAGACACGCCGTTGAAAAGAATGTTACTAAGGGAAGCCACAAGTATCAGCAGCGCTATTGCTTTTCGGGAAAGATAGTCTGCGGTGAGTGTGGCGCTACGCTAAAGCACAGAACTCACAGGCTTGGCGGTGAAACGTATGAAGCGTGGTGCTGCAGCACTCACATATATAATAAGGAAAGCTGTTCAATGAAGTTCATCAGGGACGATGACATCAAGCTCGCTTTTGTTACAATGATGAATAAGCTGATTTTCGGCCACAAGCTGATTTTGAAGCCGTATTTGCTGACATTACGCAGTTCGTCAACGGACAGCAGCATTCAGCGAATACAGCAGCTTCGGCTGTTGATTGAGCAGAATACGGGTCAGCAGGAAACTCTTACACGGCTTATGGCGAACGGTTTCATTGACAGGACGCTTTTCGGTCGGGAGCTGAACGCAATAATGGCTCAGACCGATGAATACCGCACTGAAATTGATACGCTCAGCAGTTCAGTCACAGGCGATGGCGCAAAGCTGAAAGAAACCGAGCGGCTGATAAAACTGGTCGAGCGTGGGAGAATGTTCAAGGAATTTGACGCAGACTTGTTTTCAAAGCTAGTCAACCGCATTTGTGTATTTTCTCGAAATGAAATCGGTTTTGCGCTGAAATGCGGTCTGACGCTCAGAGAAAGGATCGGTGAGTAGGGTGGAGCATATTCCGTACGGCTATCGCATTGAGAACGGAAAAGCGGTGATTGATGAAACTGCGGCAGGGCAGGTTCGGAGATTATTTGAAAACTACCTCAGCGGCGATTCGCTGAACAAAGCGGCCGAAAACGCAGGTATCACAGGAAATCACGGTACTATCAAACTGATGCTGCAGAATCGCCGCTACTTTGGGGATGATTTTTATCCTCCGATAATCAGCGAGGAGATGTTCAATGCCGTAGCGGAGGAGCTCCAAAGCCGTGCCGAGCGGCTCGGCAGAAACGGTCATGTAAGAAAAGAACGGTCGGTGAATATCCCTGTGCGGTTCACATTTATCAGCGCAGCGGATTATTTCGAGGATCCTGTTCAGCAGGCAGAATATATGTATGGATTGATAAAGACAGAGGTGACGAACATTGAGTAACATAACGATAATCCCGGCAAGACCCCAGCGGGTTAACTCACAGCAGAATGAAACGGAAAAACCAAAGCTGCGGGTGGCAGCGTACTGCCGCGTCAGCACGGACAGCGATGAGCAGGCAACCAGTTACGAAGCCCAGGTGTCGCATTATACAGAACAGATCACCCGAAATCCCGAGTGGGCATTTGCGGGTATCTACGCCGATGACGGTATTTCCGGCACGAATACCAAAAAGCGTGAGGAATTCAACCGTATGATAGCAGACTGTATGGACGGTAAAATCGACATGATTATCACAAAGTCCATCAGCCGATTTGCACGAAACACGCTTGACTGCCTAAAATACATACGTCAGCTTAAGGAGCGTAACATTCCCGTATTCTTCGAGAAAGAGAACATCAACACCCTGGACGCAAAAGGCGAGGTTCTGCTTACGATAATGGCTTCGCTTGCACAGCAGGAATCGCAGTCGCTTAGTCAGAACGTGAAACTGGGCTTACAGTTCCGCTTTCAGCGTGGGGAAGTGCAGGTCAACCACAGCCGCTTCCTCGGCTACACCAAGGACGAGAACGGCAGGCTTGTGATCGACCCGGAGCAGGCAGAGGTGGTGCGGAGAATCTACCGTGAATACCTTGACGGTTACAGCACCGACAAAATCGCCGCCGGTCTGGAGCGTGACGGCATACTCACCGGCGCAGGAAATCCACGTTGGCATACAAGCACGGTTGCAAAGATACTGCGCAACGAAAAGTACATGGGCGATGCACTTCTGCAAAAGACATACACGGTGGATTATCTTTCCAAAAAGCGCATAAAGAACAACGGAATAATGCCGCAGTACTACGTTGAGAACGACCACGAAGCGATTATCCCTAAAGAAATCTTCATGCGTGTGCAGGACGAACTGGTTCGCCGCAGGCTCGTTAAGGTCAGCCCGAATGGAAGAAAGCACGGTTTCAGCAGTAATCATATGTTTTCTCAGATGATAGTCTGCGGAGAGTGCGGCGAACTATTTCGCCGTGTTCACTGGAACAATCATGGCTGCCGATCTATCGTCTGGCGCTGCCTTAGCCGTTTGCAGCCGACAGGCGTAATTTGTCACGCCCGGACTGTAAACGAAGAAGTGCTGAAAAATGTGGTCGTGCAGGCATTCAATGAGCTCCTCGGCAGCAGAAGCACCTATCAGAAGCGGCTTCGGGATAACCTTGCAAGGGTACTTTGTGGGTATGAAGATGAGCAGGCTCTGGAGATAGACATGCGGCTTGCCGAACTTCAGCAGGAGCTTATCAACCATGCTTCCCGCAAGGAGGACTACAACGACATCGCCGATGAGATATTCCGGCTTCGTGAGATGAAACAGAAGAACTTCACCGACACCGCCGTCCGTGACGAACAGGTCAAGCGTATCAACGAACTTAACGAGTTCATCGAGCAGCAGGATTCCGAGCTTACCGAGTTTGATGAGAGCCTTGCCAGGCGGTGGCTTAAGGAGATTGTCGTCTGGGACGATAGGTTTTCTGTGGAGTTGAAGTCGGGGGTTATTATTGAGATTGAAATATGATTTTTGAATATGTACGAACCCCTCTCGGCTGTAATGGTCGGGAGGGGTTATTTTTTGTTATTCATCTCCAATTATTCCTAATTGGCTTTGTAAATTTTGCGAACTAAGTCACATCATTTAAACTCTTCGATGAAGAGATTACTATCTCTGTCTTGTGCGCGTTAATTATTCTATTGAACTTTTTAATAGTTTCAGCATCTGCAAATCTATGGTCAACAACATTAATCCCTTTATCTCCTTTAGCAACAAAAACTAGATATTTAGGAGATATCGGAAAAACAAGACCACTACCATTATCTCTCTCAACAACATATGATTTATGTTCAAATGCAGGATTATCTGATGTAATAAAAAAACCTGCGTTGTCGTAGGCCTCGAAAAGAATCATCTGACAACCACTTAACGCACATTGCATAACATAATGATAAAACCCACCTGTATTCTTAAAGAACATTTTATAGAGTTCAGAATACCATATTCCGGTCATTAACTCATTAGCATACTCTATACCTTCGCTTGTTTCTGCATCTTCGCCTTTGCACATCGATTCAAAGACGGGATAGATTAAATTTTCTTTTATTTGTTTATAAACACCCATAGCGTCAAATTTAGGATTTCTACAAAGCATAATGAAAAAAGACATCAACATATCCCTCGCAATGCCAACAGGGATAATTCTTTCACTTCTTCCAATTCCAACCGGCTGACCATAATGAACACCATTTACGAATGAATTCATAATATTTTCCCAGTTTTTTTCTAGATAATCGTCAAATGCATCTTCTAAAATATAACAATTAAGAGCTTCTATTTGACTTAGAATGGCTGCTTTCTTTGCGGCATTACCATCATAATAATAAAAATCCCAATTCGGTATTTCAAAGAAATGCTTCTTTATACTCTTCTTAGTTTTGATAATGCTATATCCTAATTTTCCATAAACAGGCTGTTTAAATCCATTTATTAGCAGCTCATAAATCATATCAACAAACTGCGATTTTACTTTGGCGCATGAATTGCAAATAAATGAATACTTAAAATTGATGGTATACAGGTGCGGTTTCCAAAGTACGGAATTTCTGTTTGCACCATCACCGGCACTTTCGTCCCTAATCACATAAATTCCATTGAATTTTTTATCAGGCTCTTTAAGCGTTTCTACTTGTGTTTCCCAAGCTTTCATATAAACACATGGAACAAAGTGCTGCTTTTTGGTTGGCATACAAAACTCACTCCTTCTATAAATACTAATCCACTGCCTGCTATATTGCCAACAGTCGAGTTGTCAGATCAGACACTCCCCATATCACTCACTCAAATTGAGTTTGAATCTTAGAAAACATCTATCCCGCCCACCATCACACCACTTCCGCACACCCGACCCACACCCCGTGTATCGCTGCGAAATTGCTGTCACCGCAGACATATTCCCCTATACGCCAAATCACCATATTCCACCAAAACAGTGCGGTCTGCCCAACATGCATAAACCGCACCGTTAAGCCACATACCCGGATTTACTCTGCTTTCCTTGACATCGCAACCACGCACTCCACATGCCTCGTATGCGGGAACATATCAAACGGCTGAATATCGGTCACTGTGTACTTTTTCGTCAGCGTTTTCAGATCCCTCGCCTGCGTAGCCGGATTGCAGGAAATATAAACTATTCTTTCCGGTGCGATTTTTACGAGCGAGTTTAAAAACTTTCTGTCCGCTCCCGTCCTTGCAGGGTCGAGAATTACTGCGTCATAATGCGTGCCGAGCTTTGCCTTCTTTTCAAGAAATTCGCCTGCATCGCCACGGTTAAAAGCAATGTTGCGGGTAAGCCCGTTTTCGTGACAGTTCTTTACTGCGTCACGGACGGCTGATGCGTTGTATTCAATGCCCTGTACCTGCTTTACATAGTCAGACGCTATTATGCCTATCGTGCCTATTCCGCTGTATGCATCAAGCAGAACGTCCTTCTTCGTGAGCTTCGCCGCCTTTATAGCGTAGTCGTACAGCTTTTCGGTCTGTGCGTGATTTATCTGATAGAACGAGTGCGGAGATATTCTGAATCTTTTTCCGCAAAGAATATCCGTAATGTATCCCTCGCCGTAAAGCACCTCGTTATTTTCTCCGAGAAGAAGCATTTCGGGAGTGCGGTTTACCGAGAATGTCACGGTCGTAATATCCGGGAACCGCTTTACAAGCGCTTTCACAAAGTCGTGCTTTTTAGGGAACATTGAGTTTCCGCCGACAAGAGTAACCAGTATCTCTCCGGTATTCTTTCCGACACGGACAAGCACATGACGTAAAAAGCCACGCTCCGTACCCTCGTCATATGGATGTAATTTGAACGATCTGAGCAGCTCTCTTATGCCTACTATTATCTCGTCCGCACGTTTATCGTCAAGCATACAGCTGTCAATTCCGACTATGCCGTTTCTGGACGACTGATATACGCCGGAGATTATCCTGCCGTTTCTGTCAGAGCGGAATACCGCCTGCACCTTGTTTCTGTAGTTATACGGGTCGTCCGCACCTATAATTTCGGATACCTTGCCGAAACTGCCGAGCAGCTTTTCGGTATCCTTCTGCTTCCATTCAAGCTGCTGTTCGTATGTCATGTTGGACAGCTGACAGCCACTGCATTTTTTCGCAACGGGACATTTCTTGTTTGCCATTTATATTTCCTGTTCTTTCTCCAAAAATTCTTCAAGACCCTCAAGACGCATTTTCATATCCTTCCTTCCAAGCTCATAAACGCTTTTCAGCCTGTCGGGATTTCTCTCCGTTCTGCTTATCGTTATCGGCTCAGACGGGCGGATGATAAACACCTTGCCGCTTTGTTCAAGTTTGCATAGCTTGTCTATGCTTTTGTTGTAGACATTGTGACGGTTTTCAAGCGCATTGCACAAGTCGGGAAATTTACCGTAGAACGAGCGTATCAGCAGTTTGTTCATCGGCTTTTTGCGGTAGTTCATATCACGGGTGAGGATTACCACCTGTTTTTTGTATCCCATTTCGGAAAAATGCTCAAACGGTATGCTGTCGGAAATTCCTCCGTCAAGATACGCTCTGCCGCCGATTATAACAGGCTTTGATATAAACGGCATCGAAGCAGAAGCACGGAGCATTTCCATATCCCAAAGTACGCTTTCAACCTTCAGATACTCCGGCTTTCCCGTTTTTACATCGGTCACCGTTGCATAAAAAGGCACACCGGAATTTATATAGGTTTCATCGTCGAATTTGTCAAGCTCGTTCGGCACTTTGTAATAGGCATATTCCGTGTTGAAAAAGTCACCGCTTTTAAGTAACGGCTTTATCCCCATGTAGTTCCTGTCGCCGTTGAAGCGGCAGTTGTAGCGGATGACCCTGCCGTCCTGCCTTGACAGGAAATTCACTCCGAACACCGCACCTGCTGATGTTCCTATTATCCCGTCAAAATTTATATCATTTTCAAGAAGTACGTCAAGTGCGCCTGCCGTGTACATTCCACGCATAGCGCCGCCTTCAAGCACAAGTCCTGTTTTCATAATGTTCTCCGTTAAATTTATTTGCCGTATTCGTTGTCGAACTCTTGTATTTCTCTGAGCATATCCTCAGTACTGTCATCGCTCATATCGTACCATTCCATCTTTTTCAGATACTTACCGAGCCAGCTGTCGTGAAGCGCATTTGCCGCGATTCCGACTTCGCTGAAAGAATCGTTACCGTCCCCGATAACAAAAGCAAGCCGCTTATTATCTGTCGGCACTTCTTTAAAATTACACCCTGCAAACGCTTCTCTTACTGTCTTATATACCGCATCCAAATCGTGTTGCTGTAAGCTCAGCACTTTTTCATTATCTATTTCTACCGTGATTTTGTATAAGTAATCCATACCTGCCGCCTTCTCGGGTTACATATTTTTAGTACCGCCATATTTGACAACATCCGCCCGATACGCTATAATATTCAATGCGACAAGCGGACGTGCTGTGATAATATTCTATCACTTTTCGATATTATTTGCAATACGAAAAAGTCCGCCCGAAAGGAAATAATAAACAATATGGCTGAAATAATAGATGTTGACGATATAAATATACCCGAGCTTGAAATATACACTCACCTGACAGATGCACGGCTTCGCAAGGTGTACGAGTATGAACACGGAATATTCATAGCCGAAAGTCAGACGGTTATAGAAGTAGCCCTTGACGCAGGCTGTAAGCCGATTTCGATGCTCACAGACAGAAAGTATATCAATGACCGTGCAAACGGCATAATAGAGCGGTGCGGTGATATTCCGGTATATATCGCCGACAGCAAGATAATGTCCGGGCTTACAGGCTATGAGCTGACACGGGGAATGCTCTGCGCTATGGAGCGTCCTGCGCCGAAAAGGGCAGAGGAGCTTTGCAGGAACGCACGAAGGATCGCCGTACTCGAAAATATAGCCGATGTCAGCAACACAGGAGCAATAATTCGCTCTGCGGCGGCACTCGGCATAGACGCTGTGCTGATAACCCCGTCCTGCTGTGACCCTCTTTGCAGGAGAGCCATAAGAGTAAGTATGGGAACGGTATTTCTTATCCCGTGGGGATATATCGGAGAGGATGAGCATTGGTGGCAATCGCACGGACCCGCATATCTTAATTCGCTGGGCTTTAAAACAGCGGCAATGGCACTCACAGATAACTCGGTAAGTATTGATGACAAGACGCTTCAGAGCGAGCAGCGGCTTGCTATAATACTCGGCTCCGAGGGCTACGGACTGTCACAGAAGACTATAGACGGCTGTGATTATACGGTAAAGATACCGATGTATCACGGTGTCGATTCGCTCAATGTCGGAGCGGCGGCGGCTGTCGCATTCAGAGAGCTGAGAGTAAGAGAATAATAAAAGGGCTGAATTGCAATCAAGCAGTTCAGCCCTTTTATTATTACATTATGAATATTAAGTTATCTTATAAAATCCGTTCTTACAACCGCACTTGTATCGGGCAGTGCAATGCCGTTCTTTCTGCCAAGCTCAAAGCACTTCATCATCCATGCCATGTTCTTTGCAAGGTTCTGCATTGTCTGCATACCCTCAAGATCCTGTTCGGCTTCACCGGGTACTCTGCCGTATACCATGTTCCAGTAGGTAGAGCCGACAACAGGCATCTGTGCTATGCCGAAATACTTGTTCAGGCAATCAAACGATGCTGAACTGCCTCCTCGTCTTGCAACCGCAACCGATGCACCTGGCTTGAATCTGAAGGCAGCACCGCCCGCATAGAACGCTCTGTCAAGGAATGACAGTATACGTCCGCTCGGGTGAGCATAATATACCGGTGTGCCGAACACAAATCCGTCCGCTTCTTTAGCTTTTGCTATAAACTCATTAACATCGTCATCGTTGAAAGCACAGCCTTTTTCACTGCACTGTCCACATCCGATGCAATCTCTGACAGGCTTTCCGCCCATCTGGAATATCTCGTATGAAATGTCCTCGTTTTCAAGCGTCCTGCCTACTTCAAGCAGTGCGGCATTTGTATTGCCATTCGCCTTCGGACTGCCGTTTAGCATCAATACCTTCATTAAAATCGCTCCTTTAATATACTGCAATTTTGCGTTACAGATTATATCACCTTGAATAAAAATAGTCAAGGCAAAATTTACTGCATAACTTCACGCTGTTTATCATTTCAGCATTTCCACAACCTGCCTATACATTTCCTCGTCGTCATAAATAATATAAAAGTCGGTCGGAACAAAGTATCTCTCCTGTAATACCAAGCTCAGTTCATCCGCAAATTTCTCCGTGCTTTCATACTTACGGGTAATGACCTTTTCGCTGTCTGTCGGATAAATTTTAAGTGCGGTATCGTTAAATATTCTCTGCCATAATTCGCTGTGTCTGCCGCAGAAATTGTACTCGGTTTTACCGAACTGTGTTATCATCTGCAACGCCTCGTTTTCGATAAATTCGCTGTTATCGGTGTTGTTTACAATATAGAATATCTGCGCAATATGTTCCTTTACGGGTGTAATTGAACCTGTCAGCAATTCGACACCGTACAGATTATCCCGCAGCTTTTCACATCTGTCCATTTATTCTTCCTCCGGGTAAATTATGCCGTGTTCCTGCCGGAACCTTGTCATTATCTTCATAACATCGGCGGTGTAGTCAAGGCACATTACGTTTTTGTCGCCGTTTACCGCCTTTTCCATATCGGTTATTTCATAGTAAAGCGCATCGGAATTTTCGCCTGCGCTGACAAGCTCCGTCCTGCCGTCTGTATAGGTTATTTTTGCTTCCCACGCTCTCGGATATTCCATGATTTCGATATAGCCGTTTTCGCAGGAAATCATCGCACGCTTGGGCTGTTTTGAATGGAGCGACAGCATAACGGTTGCCATCTGCCCCTCCTTATCCGACAGTAAAAGGCTCGCCTGTTCGTCAACTCCCGTCGGTGCGGTTTTAAGCTGTGACAGTATATTATCCGGCTTTGAATCGAAAAACCAACGGATAACCGACAAGGCATACACGCCTATATCAAGCATTGCACCGCCGGCAAGGCTTCTGTTGAAAAAACGGTTTTTCATATCGTATTCCTTAAAGCTACCGAAATTCATTGTGATAAGATTCACCCTGCCGAGTGTGCCGCTTTTCAGAATTTCATTCAGCTTTTTATATATCGGCATATGATAAACCGTCATTGCTTCACCGATTATAACGTTATTTTGTTCTGCGAGTGTAATAAGCTCACCGAGTTCGTCACTATTCAATGTTATCGACTTTTCAACAAGAATATGCTTTTTGTTTAAAATTGCTTTCTTCATAAAGCCGTAATGCGTGTTATGCGGAGTGGTGATGTAGATTATATCGACATCGGGGTCGGTGAACATTTCATCATAGCTGTCATACACCTTGCCGATATTATATTTTTCTGCAAAAGCCACAGCCTTGCCGTGCGTCCTGTTACCTACGGCAAACAGATTTCTTCCGTTTTTTTTGCAAAGCGGCGGCTGTTTCATTGGCTATAACGCCCGTACCGAGTACCGCCCGGTTGTAGTTTTTCATAATATGCTCCTTTTATATACAGCGGTTGAAAACAAAGCTTCCGCCGGCGGTTTTTATATGCCGTCAACGGAAGCTTGTCTGTTTAAATGTGTTTTGTACTCCCGTCAATAATTCTCAGCGTGTATTTCAAAGTAGCTCTGCGGATGATTACAAACGGGGCATACATCGGGAGCCTTTGTGCCTACTACGATATGACCGCAGTTGCGGCACTCCCACACCTTGACCTCGCTCTTTTCAAATACCTGTGCGGTTTCTATGTTCTTTAACAGTGCACGGTATCTTTCCTCGTGGTGCTTTTCAATTTCGCCTACCGCCCTGAACTTAGCGGCAAGCTCAGGAAACCCCTCTTCCTCGGCTGTCTTGGCAAAGTTTTCGTACATATCTGTCCATTCGTAGTTTTCGCCGTCTGCGGCAGCCTCAAGGTTTGCTTTTGTATCGCCTATTCCTGCAAGCTCCTTGAACCACATCTTAGCGTGTTCCTTTTCGTTGTCGGCTGTTTTCAGGAAAAGGGCGGACATCTGCTCATAGCCCTCTTTTTTCGCTACGGATGCAAAATATGTATACTTGTTTCTTGCCTGAGATTCTCCTGCAAACGCTTCCTGAAGATTCTTTTCGGTCTGTGTGCCTGCATACTTGTTTTTAGCCATTTTTTCATCCTCCTGTATTGTGGCTTGCTTACAATCAAGAATTGCCGTTTATTTACTTTGATTATAGTACGGGGGCAGGAATTTGTCAATAAGGCTATGATGCAAAAGATGTTTCTTGACAAAAGATTTTTGCCTGTTTATAATGAACATATCTTATTATGTTATGAAAGGGAGATTTGATGGCAGAACCGGTTACGGCAAGGCAAAACGCTATTTACGATTGTACACATATATATCTTGATGCTTTCGACAAAAAAGGACCGATCAGAGATTTGTACAGCAAAGCGGTTGCGGAGTATCTTGAACGGTTTATAAAAACAGAAAATTGTTTTATGTATACGTTGATTGAAAAAGATGTTATAGTCGGATTCCTGACAGCCTGTGAGATTCCCGGAATATTATCAAGGAATATCAAAATTGATACGGTTGCCATTGCACCTGAATATCAGAATAAAGGCTATGAAACTGTTAGGATGAACGAATTTTTCAATCTGTTTGAAAATGCCGTGTTTTCTTTAGAAACAAAAAGAAACAGCATTTCGTATAAGCTGTACAGCAAAGTCGGATTCAAAGAGGTAAACGGATGCTCATCTATGTGTAAATATGACAGTAAATAAACCGCCGCAGACAGCAACATTTGGCTGTCTGCGGCACTTGAACGGATAGTTATTTCATCATTTTTCTTTTTTAAACAGAATTACTTCCTTTTAGTTGCAATTCAATAAAGACTTGCTTAACAAGGTTTAATCCGTCCTTATATTTCTCGTGGTGGTCTGCCCACCGTACAAGCTGCCAAAAAGAAAATGTTTCATTTGGCTCAATAATCACCTTATTGATTGTTCTTGCGGCAAGTTTAAGATTATGTACCTTGTTAATTTGATATTTCATATCAAATCCACTGTTTTCATTCATCATAAGTGATGAAGTTTCAAATACCGTATTAGGCAATAGTGCCTCAGATTTATTTTTGGCGTATTTGTTTCCGTCTATCAGCATTTCTAAATAGAACAGTTTTTTCCTTTGCCATTTACGGATAGGAAGTAAAAAGGGAAACACCTGTGTCAGTCTTTTTCTTTTCATAAATTCACCCTCTTAGTTTGTTTCTCCCAGATATTCTTCAAGGCATATTCCTCGTTTGTATATTTCGGTAGCCGCATTAACACCGACATATCGGTAATGCCATGGCTCGTTGGCTATACCTGTGATTGCAACTTTATTCTCTGGATAGCGATATATAAACCCATAGCGATAGGCATTTTGAGCGAGCCAGTTATAAACCTCATAACCATATGAATTTATGCCATCAGCATTTATATCAACGCCAAGACCAAGTTGATGTTCACTTGTTCCCGGAATAGCAACCCAGCGTTCTGTTTCTGTTTTTGCGTCGGATTCAGAATATCCTTTTTCGATATACTCCGCCATTGATTCATCGTATATTTGCTGTTGCTCCTGCTCTGTTCTGTAGCCGGAGGCAACAACAGGATATACACCATCATCCCTCATATCATCAAACATTTTCTGAAGCTGAGGGTATATTCTGCTGTCCACGCATTGTCCGTTTGATAGTTCTGTTAAATCGATTTCATTCTCAGTTTCAAGGGGATGCCATTTATTCACCAGTATCAAGCACCATTCTCCATCTGCTTCATTTTCATTACCAAAATCAATGGAAGGCAATGATGCCTTGTTGTATATATCTGTCCCTGCAAAACGCTGAACAAAGATGCCGGCTAATGCTATCAGTAAAATCAGGATGCAGATAAATAAGTAGGGACGGCGTTTCTTGGTTTGTTGGGTATGAGTTGACATCGTTTTTCCTCCCTGATAAGCTAAAAAAGCACGCTTGCTTTTGATACTGTAAGTGTACCAAAAGCAAGCGTGCTTTTTTTTCGTTTCCCCACAAGAGTTTCCTATGTTTTCCTGCGGAATTTCTTACGATTTTCCTACAGGAGCGGAAGAGTGACTGTAAATTCGATTTGCTCATTTTCACTTTTTGCGGTAATTGTTCCGTTATGAAGCTCAACGATTTCTTTTGCAACTGCAAGACCCAATCCTGCACCTCCGCTTCTGGAACTTCGTGCAACATCAAGACGATAAAACTGTTCAAAAATGCGTACAAGCTTTTCTTTTGGAATGGTATTGCCGCAATTGGTAAACTGAATACACAAATTTTCACCGTTTTGTTTTACAGCAATATGAATCGTGCTGTCATCAAAGCTATAATTCACTGCATTTCTCATCAGATTATCAAAAACGCGCTGCATCTTATTGACATCGCACTTTATCATAGTGTCTGGGGCTATTTCAAGCTCACATTTTAAATTCTTCTCTAAAAGCATTGGTTTGAACTCGTATGTAAGTTGTTCAAGCATACGGGTCAAATTGACCCTGCTGTACTCAAGAGTGATATTAGAAAGATTAAACCGCGTGATTTCAAAAAATTCGTTAATTAAATCCTCAAGATGTTCTGCTTTTTCCAAAGAAATTGACAAATACTTTTCTCTTAATTCTTCGGAAATTTTGTTTTCGTCCCGCAGTAAAGTTAAATACCCAATTACTGAGGTGAGTGGGGTTTTCAAATCGTGGGCAAGATAAACAACAAGGTCATTTTTCCGCTGTTCTGAAAGCTCTGCTGCCAGTTTTCGTTGTTCAAGAGTATGCTTAATATGATTGATTTTCTTTTCGATTGCAGTTAATTCAGAAGGCAAAACAATATCTCCTGAATTTTCTTCTATCAGAGCATCTATACTACGGTTAATTTCTTTGAAATACTTGGAAAATTCATTTAGATAAAAGCGCAAAATAATTGCAAATAACAGTAAGGAAAGCACTACGAAGAAAAGACTCATATAATCTCTAATATATATTGAATATACATTATAAGCTCGGTCATAATCATGGTAGACAAAATTATCCAAAAAACCCACAAAAGTGTCTGCTATGTGCCCTTTTAAAAATAGAGAGTAGAAGGCTGCTAAAAAAGCAAACGCAAAAAACAACATTCCAAAAATTCTAATCAATAATTTGTTTTTAAGAAGACGATAATCATCTCTTTCGCTATTTCTTTTATTTTTCAATGGTATATCCCACTCCCCACACAGTTTTTATAAATTTCGGTTTTTTTGCAGGCTCATTAAGCTTTTCCCTCAATCTTCCGATATGAGCCATAACAGTATTATTGTTATCAAGGAATTTCTCACCCCAAATATTTTCAAACAATTCCTCAGACGAAATAACTTTTCCTCTGTTCTCACACAAGTACCAGAGGATAGAAAACTCAATAGGTGTCAAAGTAACCTCTTTTCCATACAAAGTACATTTGTGAGTATTCTTGTTTATAATAAGTCCTCTTACATCATGTTCTGCAATGGGAGCATCTTTTTCCTCGGTATTAGCCGCATTATTATAACGAACATAACGACGAAGCTGTGTTTTTACTCTTGCGACAACCTCCAAAGGATTGAAAGGTTTTGTAATGTAATCATCAGCTCCAATGGTAAGTCCCATAATTTTATCAGTATCCTCAACTTTTGCCGTCAGCATTATAATAGGATAATAATACTGTTCTCTGATTTTCTGACAAATACGAAATCCATCAATATCTGGAAGCATTACATCTAAAATTGCCAAATCCAAATTTTGTGACTCGATACATTTGAGAGCGTCCATACCATTATAGAATTTATGTACCGTGTATCCGTCATTTTTAAGATATACCTCTATTAGATCGGCTATCTCCTTTTCATCGTCTACTATTAAAATTTGTTCACTCATTTTATTGCTCCTTAATTTCCGGCACAGCTTCCATAATATCGGCAAAGTCACATTTCAAATATTCACATATCGACAACAAGACAGGTAGCGTAACATTTTGATTTTTGCCAAGCTTAGCTTCTAGTACTCCTTTATCATTTTGTAGGTCACTCGTTCTTTGGACTTATATTCTTCGGCTCTTTTAGCAATATTATCAAGCGGAACTTTTCCCTCACCATCACCAAACTCAACTTTTACGTTGATATGTCCGTCTGGCTTTTTGTGGGAAAGCAGTACTACCGTCTCAACATGGTTCGTGCCGCTGAACATATCGACTGCTACGCACTTGTCGGTGGAGTAGCCGAGCTCGGCAAAACAGGCGCAGTCACGGGCGGCGGTGGCGGCGTTGCAGGAGACCATGACTATGCGGGGGGCGGAGAAGGCGGCTATCTGCTCGCAGGCGTCCCTGCCGCAGCCTTTGCGGGGAGGGTCGACCATTATCACGTCGGGGCGGAGGCTGCGTGAATGCAGTATCCGTGCGGCTTCGGCGGCATCGGCACATATAAATTCGCAGTTTGTTATGTCGTTTGCGAGGGCGTTCTGCTTTGCGTTTTCGATTGCCTCGGGGACGA